GAACAGATACTGGCCCAAACAGGAGTTGAGCTTAAAGAAGTGCCCGACGTTGGTGAAGGACACTATGATTGGTTCATGGCAGAGTTTGAAGGCTTTAGTCGTAGACAAGAACTTGAACGTGCTATCCTCAAAGCGGCAGACATGATTGAGAATGGTGAATATGATCCTGTTGAAAAACTAATAAAGGACGCAGTGCAGATTAGTCTCACCAAGGACATGGGCACAGACTACTTTGAAGATCCTAGAGCAAGGCTCATGAAGATCAAAGACAACAACGGACAGGTCAGCACAGGTTGGCCCACTATGGACAAGCGACTGTTTGGTGGTATGAACAGAGGCGAACTGAACATTTTTGCAGGCGGTAGTGGTAGTGGTAAGAGTTTGTTCATGCAGAACATTGCTATCAACTGGATAAGTCAAGGACTTAATGGTGTGTTCTTAACACTAGAACTTAGTGAAGAACTGTGTGCTATGCGTATGGATGCAATGGTTGCTAATGTTGCAACCAAAGAAATATTCAAGGACATGGACACACTCGAAATGAAGATACGTATGGTAGGCAAGAAGTCGGGTAACTTGCGCATCAAGTATATGCCAGCACAGAGCAATGTTAACCAGATCCGAGCATACTTAAAAGAACTGGAAGTACAGACAGGAAAAAAAGCAGACTTTATCATGGTGGATTACTTAGACTTGGTTATGCCAGTTAGTGCAAAGGTCAGCCCAAGTGACTTGTTTGTTAAAGACAAGTATGTAAGTGAAGAACTGCGTAACTTGGCACGTGAATTTGAGATATTGATGATTACAGCATCGCAGTTAAATCGTAGTGCAGTTGAAGAAATAGAATTTGATCACAGCCATATATCAGGTGGTATCAGTAAGATTAACACAGCAGATAATGTGTTTGGTATCTTTACAAGTAGAGCAATGCGTGAACGTGGACGTTATCAGATACAGTTGATGAAAACTAGAAGCAGTAGTGGGGTTGGACAAAAAGTCGACTTGGAGTTTAATTTGGAAAGTTTACGCATTACGGACCCAGGCGAAGAAGGGCAAAGTGAAAGCGGCGGCTTTGGTGGACAAAAGCCAGGCGCTATTATGGATCAAATAAAGAGCACCAGTAGTGTTACGCCAATCGGTCAGCCACAAGAGTCTGCTAAGATAAGTGCTGGGGTAGACAGCACCAAACTAAAACAAATGCTCGCTGGCTTAAAAAGTAAAACAGAATAATGGCTGAATTTTGTCGTCATTTAACTAACGCCCTCGCTTATAATAACAATACCTATGAGTTCACGATTTCGCCATGTTGCTATTTTACTCCACATAGTGCTATACAATCTACCGATTTTGATTTACCCGACTACCGTAAAACATGGCAAAATTCCGATCTAAAAAAGAGTTGTGCGATCTGTTTGCAAATGGAACAGAGTGGAGTATATAGTTACCGCCAAGCTTCGTTCGACATTCTAGAAGGAAAAAATGATAACTTAGAAATGCTTACGGTCGCAATTAATAAACAATGCAATCTGGCATGTCCAAGTTGCGATTCAGATTCTAGTAGTTTTTGGTATCAAGAGAATATTAGAAATAATATAAAACAACCTAGCAATATAATAAAACTGCATCAAGAGGATAAACAAGGGGTAATTAAAGACAAATTTTTAGAAGCATTATCAAAACAAGATTTATCTAATTTACGATACATTAAATTTGGTGGTGGTGAGCCTCTAATGTCTAATATTCACGTAGAAGTATTGGACTTAATAAAAAATCCTGAGAATGTAACATTACAGTATACTAGCAATCTTAGCATTATGCCTACAGAGCGAGCGTTGAAATCTTGGGAAAAATTTAAACTAGTTAAATGGGTAGGCAGTATTGACGGTGTAGGCGAAAGATTTACTTTTTTACGCTGGCCTTACAACTGGGAGAAATTAAATTCCTTTGTTAAAACCGCAGTTAGTGCAGTTCCTTACAATGTTATGTTTGGCGTGGAACATACGCTTAATCCATTGAATATTTTTTATTTTGATGAGTTTGAAAAATGGTTTGACGAACACATCAAGACAAATAAAGTTGGTGACCAATCTGATCTAAACTTACATTTATGTTGGGGAGACCTCGATATATCCCGCACCCCACCGGAACTTAGGTCTGCGATAAAAGAGAAATATAAAAGTACTCACCCTATTGTTAAATTATTAGACGATGTTCCGATATCAGCAGAGTCTTCTAAGTTAGTAAACTATTTAGATATATTAGATAAACAAAGGAATCAAGATTGGAGATCAACTTTTTCGGATGTAGAAGGATATTTTAATGTATAATCTTATAGCATTTCCGCATTATACATGCGGTGGGTTGTTATGTGATATTTTAAATAACACTTTTGCTACTATAAGAGAAGGAATTGATCATCCAGGGGCGATTAATAGTATACAGCACTCTATAGGTAAAATCGGTGATGTCAATGGTGTATTCGATGATTATGATGTAAGTGATGTGCTCGATAAGTTAAAAGGAATCAATGACCCAGATGGAACGTGGATAGCGACACACTGTTATCCTGTAGAAGAACTAATTAATTATTTTAACAAGGTTATCTGCGTAACAACTTCTACTAGCCGAAGTAAAATGTATAGATGGGCACGAGCTTATTATCATTACTATCTGCCAATCTGGCAGAGTCGTAACATTGAAGGGCTAGGTTTATTAGACAGCATACGAGAAACTGCAAAAAATTATTTAATACCATTCCAGCCAATATTAAACAACCCAAAGGTAATTAATTTAGAGTTCGCTGATGTAGTTGAAAATTCTGTAGATTTTATGGAAATAGCATCGCAAAATACTATTATTGATAAACATCTGAGTCGATGGGCTAGTATTAATAAGTTTCTATATGATAAAGATTTTTGGAATAAAGACTGTATTAAGGGTTATTACCAAGCAGAATATGAACAGAATTTAAACAAACTCTATAGATATCATTAACAGTAAAGCAAGGTAGACTATGAATAGTTTTTGTAGGTTTCTTAGTAACAGTATTAGTGTTCTCAAAACCAATAAAGGGTATAATATCATCCCTTGCTGTACCTACAGAACTGAACACATTATTCCCGATCTTTCTCCTGAAAATATAAAAAAAGCAAGAGCACAATTTAAAGATATTCCAGACTGGACTCCTGGCTGTGAAGAATGTAAAATCCAGGAAGGCGGAAGGATCAGCAATGCTGACCAATTTCAGTCTCCTAAAGTTAAATCTCTTCGCGATGCAAGTTTTAGCTTATTGAAAGGCAATGACGATTCGATACAAAACATAGAAATAATGATGCATAACGTTTGTGAATCTGCTTGTATGACCTGCAGTTCTTACAGTAGTAGTGGGTGGCATAAAGAATTAAAAAAACTAAACATTCTTGCTGAGCACGATCCTTACATGTTTGATCAGAATGAACTTGCAAAACTGTTATCTAATGATCTTTCTAACGTAAAAAGAGCAAAATTTTGGGGAGGGGAACCTTTTATAAACGAACTACACACACAGTTCATGGAAGCTATCCCTAATAAAAAAGATTGCTCATTGATATACGCAGTCAGCGGTGCTAGGCTACCTAGTAGCAAAGCCTTAGACCTTTTTAAAGAGTTTAAACAGGTACAAGTTCTTTTAAGTTGTGACGGAATAGAAAAACAGTTTGAATACTTACGATGGCCAATTAAGTGGGATCAGTTTGTATCTAATATTTTAGAATTACGTGAAACAATGCCGTCTACGGTATACTTTGATTTTTATTGTACGCTCAATCCTTTAAACGTATTCTATGTCGATAACATAGAAAAATGGATTAGAGAACATTTTAATGAAAATAAATTCGGAGTTGTCTCCAAATTATGGCTAGGCTCAGCTGTTTGGACCGACCTAGGTATAGATAATACACCCAAGGAGTTAGTAAACACTATACTGTCAGGTGACTCTACCGTAGACGAACAAGAAAAAAGAATATTATCAGGAGTAACAGGATTCAATTATCAAGTTGCTGTTGACTATTGCGATCGATGGGATAAAGTTAGGAATTTAAACTGGCGGGAAGTGTTTCCGGAAATAGTTGAATATTTTGTATAATCTGGAATTATTTCTTATAGAATTAAACTGTAGACCACATAAATACTACAAACTTGGAGTAAACTTTGCAAAAGAAAACTCGTAGCATCTTATCAGAGCTTGCAGAAATGCCTGTTACACGTGATCGTGCTAACTTGATAGAAAGTCGTGCAGGCCATGTAATACAAGGTGCCATTAACTTAATTAACTATATTAAAGAAAATTACGAGCCTGAGCAAGCTCTAGAGTTAGAACGCAGATTATTGAATAGTATTCGGGGACAGGATGCTAGTAAGTTTGCTCGCGGAATACGGAGACTTAAGAGTGAAGATTAAAGAAATAACTGAAGGAATAATGGACGTAATTCGCAATAGAGTTGCCGCTGGTCCGGGATCGGATTTTACTAAGTGGTCCAATTACAGAGGGACCGCACCCCAGGCAGAACCCGAGGCGGACGACACTGATACTGACACAGACACAGACACTAGCACAGATACACCACAACCTGATGCAGATACTAGCACAGACACTAGTACAGATACACAGCAACCCGACCGTAAACCCGATCAAGTTAATACAGAAGCAGAGAAGGCTAATGCTAATATCAAAAGCAAAGTTGATTACTTGGTCAAGCAAGGTGTACTACAAAGTGGAAGAATTACTGACACAGAAAAACAGTATATTGATAGTGTAGATGTTTATGTTGACCCTAACAAGTTTGCTAATGCAGACCCAGAAAAGGTTTTAATTAAGGCAACGCCGCCGCATGTAAGCAACTATAGTACAAGTGTGCAAATACCGTTATCTGCCTGGCAGGAAGCACTAGGACGAGACGGATCAGGACTTAGCGGGTACGTAGGATTCAATCTTACACCTGCAGGATGGTGGAGCGACGATTACAAAGCATACGTTAATCCCGGAAATAAGTTAGACGATTTAATCACCAGTTACCAAAAATGATAATACTTGAAGGCGGGAACATATTTAAAGGTGCAGACAAGCAACCTTTAACACAACGCATCAAGCGTGAGGATATTCCTGCCACTGTAGCCTGGCTTGAAAAAGTTTCCGGACTACCATTTCCCACAACCACTTGGTTGGGTAGCACAGGTAAAAAAGCCACGTCAGGGGACTTGGATCTACAGGTTGATGCTAATACTACTGACAAAGACACACTGGTACAAATACTACTAGCCGCAGGTGTTGCCAAAGCAGACATCAAAAAGTCCGGTGATAGTGTACACGTTAAAGCACCTATAGCAGGCGACCCAGCCAATGGATTTGCACAAGCAGATTTGATGTTTACAGATGACCCAGACTGGCAATCCTTTGCTATGGCAGGCAGTGGCGAAGGCAGTGTACTACCAGGCATGGCAAGACACATTATACTAAGCAGTATTGTTGCTGAACTACAGCCTAATCTCAAGTGGAGTTACAAAAACGGATTGGTGTTTAGAGATACCAATCAACCTTATGAAAACGGCAAGAGTCCTGCAACACTAAGCAAAGTAACTGGCATTCCTGTAGCAAAGCTCAGCAGTGCAGATGATATAGTTGCCGCGATTAAAGGTGCAAGCAATTACGAACAGCTGATTGGTAGGGCAAGAGAAACGCTTGAAAAGTCTGACATACAGTTGCCAGAGTCTGCACCATTGCCTGGCACCGGTGCTTGGTTCAACAGCATGGCAGAAAGTAGCAAGTTTGGTTTTGTAAAAAGCCTAACAGAAAACACAAAAGGTCGTACTCCACATCCAGAAGATGCTATATTCTCCGGCAGTGCTGCCGCAGGACAACAGATTGCTGGACTAGGTGCAGTAGTATCTAATCCTAACAAATTAACTATCAAATGGGACGGTTTTCCTGCATTGATATTTGGTCGTGATCCTGCAGATGGTAGACTTGCGGTAATGGACAAGTACATGTGGAACAAGGGCGTACTTGCCAAGAGTGTAGATGAGTGGAAGCAGTACGACAGCACCAAAGCATCTGGTGGATTGCGTGGGGACTTGTACAACAAACTAGCACAGATTTGGCCAGGACTAGATGCCGCCACAGAAGGCGCAGGTTTTTACTGGGGTGACTTGTTATACACAGGACAGTTACAGCCACAGGGCGGGTCATACAACTTTAAACCAAACACTGTTGAGTATCGTATACCAGTTAACAGTAACTTGGGCAAGTTGGTAGGCAATAGCACAGGAGGCATAGTTGTGCATCAGCACTTCAATGAACTCGGCGGTTCTAGCACACAATGGGACGGTAAAGGGCTAAAAAATGTACCTGGTGGTGTAGCAGTATTAACACCAAGTGCAGGGCTACGTTTTGAATTAAAACAACCTGTGCAGTTAGAAAAACGTGCCAAAGCCGCACTACAGCAACACGGCAAGGCTGTTGATGATCTACTTGCACAAATACCAGCCAGTACTGTCCAACAAATACAACGCTACTTTAATCAATTTGTTACAGGACAAACCAAACAACCACTGTACACATGGCTAGAAGGCAACACCAGTGCTAAACAGTATCAAAATCTAGTTGGTGATGATT